TGTGCAGGTGTATCGCGGCGACTCGGGCGAGCTTGAGTATGACGTTCAAGCGCCGGATGGTTCCACGTTCGCAGCAGGTGTGAAGCGGCGCCACATTATTCACTGGCGCGGTCCGAGCCTCACCAATCCACTTGTGGGCTCGTCAATGGTTGAGTACAACCGGCACTCGCTGGGGAACGCGCTCGCGGCGCAGGAGTACCAGGGCGCCACGTATCGCAAGGGTGGCGTACCCAAGGGCATCCTGAGTATTGATGAGCCGCTTGAGATTGAGGACGCCACCACCATTCGGGATCAGTGGCACTCCACGTATGGCGGTATCGAGAACGCTGGCGAGATAGCGGTATTGGATCGGGGCGCTACGTTCCAAGCCACCGGCATGACGAACGAGTCTGCACAGTTCGTGGAGCAGATGAATATGAGCGCCACGGATGCTGCTCGCTTGCTGAATCTCCCGGCCGCAATGATCAGCGCCGAGGGCGCGTCAATGACGTACGCGAACGCTTCCCACAATGACTTGCACTTCCTCAAGTTCAGTCTTGCGAAGTGGCTCCGACTCGCAGAAGAACCATTGAACCTTGACCCAGATTTCTTCGGCGTGAGTTCTGCGTGGGAGCCTCGATTCAATACGGATGCAATCGTGGAACCCGACCAAGGCGAACGGTACAAGAACCTGCAAATCGCTACGGGTGCGCCGTGGCTTGATGTTGACGAGGCTCGTGAGTCCGAGGGCTTGCCTCCCATGAAGAAGAAGGAGGCTCCTAGTGAGTGATCGTCGTGAGTCAAGCGTGTGGCTTGATGCGGTTCCTAAGAACGAAACGCGAGCGGCGGGCAAGGACGAACACGTCCTGCAGGTCCGTGGTTACGCAATCGTATGGAACTCGCCCAGTGAGCGCATGGGCAGCGTCATCGAAACGATTGATCCTCGTTCGCTTGATGGGTTGGGTGACCTCAACAAGAGCAATGTACGGATGCAGGTTGAGCACTGCGGTCTTGCGATTGCGCGTTGTGAGAATGGTTCGCTGCGCCTCACGAAGGACAAGCGCGGCCTGTTCATTGAAGCCGACTTAGATTCGCGTCGCAGTGATGCCCGCGACTTGTATTACGCGGTTGAGCGTGGCGACGTCAACAAGATGAGCTTCGGGTTCCGTATCGCACCAGGCGGCGAGGAGCTAGACGAGCAGGAAGACGGAACGCTCCGCGCTCACGTCACCAAAATCAGCCGACTCTACGAAGTCAGTGGCGTCACGTTCCCTGCGTACACGGACACGGATTTGGAAGCGGTTCCGTCCGAGGTTGAGGTTGAGGACGATGAGGATCGTTCTTGGGAGATTGATCTCTTGCGAGCCCGCACGAGCCGTGGAGACTAGCGGATAGGCCGCTCCGCGTCCCTTGTTGACCAATCAGTTTCAACAAGGGGTTTGGGTAAATGGATGAGTTGCGGGAGCAGCGCGAGGCGCTACTTGCCAAGGCCGAGGCGATTCTTGATGCAGCCGCATCTGAGAAGCGTGGGCTAACTGACGAGGAGAAGGCCGAGCACGCGCAGCTTTCCGCCGACGCTAAGGGTCTACGCGACCTGATGAATCGTCGCTCGAACGCGCAGGCCGAGCGGGATGAGGTTCTTCCTGAGCTTCGCAGTATCCGCAACGAGTCTGAGAAGCAGGCTGAGAAGCAGGACGAGCAGCGCGGCAAGATCGACAAGGTTGAGCAGCGCGACCCGGGCCACTATCACCGCAATGGTGAGACAAGCTGGTTCCGTGACCTGAACAGCTCGCAGCTTGGTGATGAGGGTGCCCGCACTCGCATGGCAGAGCAGCGAGCCTTCAACGACACTCAGAAGCGTGACCTCTACATCGGGTCCACCACTGGGCAAGAGTTGAGCCCACCACTGTACCTGCAAGAGTTGTTCGTTGATGGGCGCATCGGTGATCCTGTCACCGCGAACCTGTGCAACAACATGACGCTCCCAGGTGCTGGTCGCTCCGTTACGGTGCCAAAGCTCACCGGCAACACGGGCGTTGGCATTCAGACTGAGGCTGGAACGCTTACCGCTCTGACCGAAACGGATGCAGCGTTCGGTGATGAGACCCAGGGAATCTACGAGCTCGCAGGTGTTCAGGACATCTCAAACTTCCTCGTAGATCGCTCGGTTCCCGGCGCTGACATGATCATCGCTCGTAACCTGCTCAAGCAGATCAACGCGAAGAAGGACTATTACGTCCTGCACGGTGACGGAACTGGCGAGCCACAGGGTATCCGAGGCGCATCCGGTATCAACTCTGTTACTCACACGACCTCTACTCCAACCTTCGCTGAGGCGCAGGCTAAGGTAGCGGATTGTGTGCAGCAGATTCACACCGGGTGGCAGGAAGTCCCTGACGCTATCGTCGTGGCTCCACGACGCTGGGCGAAGTGGATGAGCGAGCGAGACTCATACGGTCGCTTGCAGGGCGGCGCGTCTGCTCTGGTTGTGAACCCAATGGCTCTCGGGCAGATTGGTGACGCAGCACAGGGACTCGTCGGCACACTGCACGGCATCCCTGTTTACCTCGATCCGCACATCCTCACCACTTCCGGCGCTGGCACGAACGAGGACACGGTATTCGTGTTCCGACGTGACGCAGCTCTCCTGTGGACTGGTGGCGTGATGCTGGATGTTGATCGCTCGATCAACTTCAAGACCAGCGGCGTTGCAGTCCGAGCCCGCCAGTACATGGCGTTCATGGTGGAGCACGCACCAGAAGCGTTCGGCACCGTGAGCGGTACCGGCTTGGTGGCTCCAACGTTCAGCTAATCAGTTCGTGGGCCGCTCCGACTCGGGGGTATGCGGAGCGGCCCACGATACCCCCGCTCATACCCCCATGCTAAGGAGCATTCATGGCGAAGATCATCGGCGTATTGTCGTGGTTTGATGAATCACCTACATGGCTTGCTGCAACCGTGGCAAGCCTTGCTCGCGTCTGTGACCACATCATTGCTGTGGATGGGCGCTACGAGCTCTATGACGATGATCGTGTTGTGAGTGAGATGGTGCAGCATGACGCTGTGCAGCACACCGCGCGTGGCGCTGGCATCGGCCTCACGATGATGATTCCGAATATGCCGTGGCGGGACGAGATGCATAAGCGCACAGCTTGCTTTGAGCTCGCGCAGCAAGTCGGCGCCGCGCACGAAGACTGGGTGCTCGTGTGTGATGGTGATGAGGTCGTGGTGAGTACGCCCGACAAGGATCACCTGAAAGCCAAGCTCGATGTAGCCGCGGAAGCTGGCGCCCGAGTTGGTAGCGTCCTATTCCGTGAGGTTGCGGACCCGCACGAGAATCCTAACCGTACCGAGATCGGCATGAAGCTCTCGGTGGTGTCGGCGGTGCAGTGTCGCGTTCCTCGCTTCTTCCGGCTCGGGGAAAACATGCGAGTTGAGAACTATCACTACAACTACATCGCAGAAGATGTAGATGGCTCCCTGATCGAGTATTGGGGTGACGATTCTGTGGTGGAGCACCGAGCGCAGTGGACGATGCTAGACGAGTTCGTGCTTGAGCATCGTGGGGCGCAGCGCGCAATGGTACGCGCAGCGGCTCGTGAGAAGTATTACCAGGACCGCAATGACACCGGTCTTGAGTCCATCATCGCGAATCGGGAGCTAATCAATGGGTGAAACTGAGAATACGATCCGAGGCTTGCGCCTTGAGGCAGAGCAGTACAAGACTGCTGGAATGATTGACCGTATGCGAATGGTCAACGCAGAGCTTGAGCGCTTGGGCGCCGACAAGGTTGATGAGCCCAAGACGGCGAAGCAGACGCGATCGAGCACGCAGGCAGCGAATCGTCGGACCTCGTAATGACCACGACTCGGGATCTCACAACGCTGGCGAAGGTACGAGCGCACCAACAAAAGATGGACGCCTCGAATACCGCGAACAATGACCTAACAGGTGATTGCATCACCGTGGCTTCGGATCTGATCATGCGGTACTGCCAGCGCGAGTTCGCCCCCAACGGCGGCGGTACTCCTTCGGCGCGGATCTACCGCTACGAGGGGCGTGGCATCCTGAACCTCTCACCCGACGATGCCCGCACCGTCACACAGGTACGTATCGACACGGACACCAGCAGTCCTACCACGCTGGATTCAACGCAGTACAAGTTGTGGCCGACTCGGGCGCGGGATGGTGTCATCACTCACCTGCACCTGATTGGTATTGGCGTGAATGCTCGCTACTCACCCGGCCCAAACTATCGCGAGGTGGAGGTCACGGGTACGTGGGGTTGGGATAGCGTGCCGGTGGTTGTGGAGCGCGCTGCGATCCTCCTGACGATGGAAGTCCTGCGACGCACGAGCGACTTCCGCGCAGGTGAGTTTGATATGCAGGGCTCGTTCGGTGGCGCAATGATTCCACTGCACATCAAGACGATGCTGAGCTCATATCGACGGTACACGGCCGGTTCGTGAGTTTCGCCTTCCGCATAGAGGGCTTGAAAGAGTTCGAGCGTGGCCTGAGCTTGGGCGAGCGCATGATTGCGGAAGTGTGGCGCGAGATCCTGCGCGGACCCTTTGGGCAAGAGTTCCTCGACCAACTACGTATCCGCGTAGGCGACAACACTCGTACAGGGTTCACCGCTTCGCGTTTGAAGGTGAAGGATTCTGGCGCTGACGGTGTTGAGGTTGGTATTCCAGAATCGGACAAGGCGAAGCATCCCGGCAGTCCTCGTGCGAATGCTCGCGCGGTAGGCGTATGGCTTGAGTCCGGTACTCGGATGCACTTGATCCCAACGAGGGTTACGCCGTATCGGAAAGTCTCCTTCGGTGGTGGGGTGTATTCGCGGGTGTCGCATCCTGGTACGCGTGCTGCGCGGCCGATGTATCGCACGCTGCAAGTGTTTCGTGGTGATGGTGAGCGACTACTTGAGCGTGAGCTTGATAGGCGCCTTGGATCAAAGATGGGGTTGTCGTGAGTGTTCCTGTAATGCCTGAACCATTCGACACGATCCAGCAAGCGATTATTGCGAAGCTCGCGCTTGAGGGCGTGACGTGTTACGACCACCAACCCGCTTCGCTATATGGCACGCCAAGTGCGTACCTCGTTGTCACGGATGCCCCACCAGATTATCGCCGCTCCGATCAGGGCGAAATCGCTATTGGCAGTGTCTCGTACAGCCTGCGCTACTACGTCGATTTCAGCGACGGTGAGCAGGTCGCATACGCGGTTGCGTACACCGGGATTCGTAAGCTGTATGCGGGGCTCTCGTCGGGCACACTTGGCGGATCTGTACGAGCGTGTGAGATCCAGCGCGTGGATGTTGACCCTGTTGAGTTTGGTGCGAATCAACGCCCGATGCTGCTTGTTGAGTTCTCGCTGGTTGTGAGGCCCGCTCAGTACGTCTAGCGGACTTTGCGCTTCGCGTCCCTCGGTGATGGGTGAAGCGAAGCAATCCAAGGACAAGGCTCCCGTAACGGTCAATGTGATCGTCCGCGCGGACGCACACGTAGACGAAGCACACACAGCTTCCGGTTTCGTGTCGAAGTCTGTCCCGCTCTCGGTATCCGAGGCTCAAGCAAAGCGATTGCTTGCTGCTCACCCCTACCTAACTACTTCGGGGGAATAATCGGATGGCAGGCGACTCGGATCGTATTGCGCTCGGCTACGGCAAGGCATACATCGCTGCATACAGCGCAAGCTCGCCCGAGGCGCTGCCTTCTGACAGCACCGCCCGAGACGGGTCTTGGGGCGGAACCTGGGTAGACCTCGGATTCACCGGCGGAGTGCAGTTCTCAGTTTCCAATGAGCACCGCCACGTTGAGGTCGATCAGTCCACCATCGAAGTGATGAGCCGCGTGGCCAAGCAAGAGGTCATGATCGAACTCACGCTGAAGCAAGCCAGCGTAGAGAATATCAAGTACGCGCTCGGCTTCGGCACGCTCGCGACCAGCGGATCAACTGGCGTTCTCAGCATCGGAAACAACCCGACACTGACCGAGTACACGCTCGGCCTAGAGGGTCCATCGCCGGACGAAGACCCGACCGCTGCACAGCGCATCACGTTCCTGCGCGTCGTTCCGGTATCAGAGCCCGAGCTTGCCTTCAGCCGCGAAGAAGAAACCGTTGTGGCAGTCAAGTTCAGGGCGCTGCTGCATGTTGCCACTTCGCAGATCTTCCAGGTCCGTCAGTACCGCGACTAAGAGTTAGTTACCCCAACACGTCGGAGGCCATCGTGGCTCGCAGTCATAACCCGTTCGCGCCAGTAGAAGCAAGCAAGATGGAAACGCCGTGGGGCGTCTTCGCTGTAGCTAGCCCGAACAAGGCTCGCACGAAAGCTATCGGGGAGATTCAGCGCGAAGCGAAGGCCGCAGGCGATGACCCTGATCCGATGTTTGCCGCTGATCTTGGAATCCGCATTTGCGCGGCAGGGCTTGAGGACGGAGACACGTTCTTGGAAGCGGCTCGCGCAGCGTGGGATGCGGGCGACCTAACCCTGGCGCAGATCAACGGCGCAGCAGAGTTTGTAAAAACTGAGATGACGAGCGCGGCGGGAAACGACTAACCAAAGACGAGTGCGTTGAGCTGTTCTTGATGCGTTGGCTTTGCGGTCTATCCGCCTTCGAGGTGTACGACATGCCAAGCAAGGAATACAACGCACTGCGCCGGGGGGCGCATGAGATGTTGCCGATGATCCTGTTCGGCTCTGATGCTGCGCCGTCGAAGGATAAGGCCGAGCCTCGTGACCTTGCTTCGCTGCCCGGTGGTTCGATTGTGAGGGCGTTCTAGTGGCCCGGACCTGGCGGCTTTTGGTCCGCGCAGACGGCGAAACTGCCGCGGCGCAGAAGGCTATGCGTGGCTTGCAGCGCGATACCCGCAAGTTCGGGCGCTCGATGACGAGCATGGGCAAGACCCTCACAATGGGCATCACCGCGCCCATTATTGCGCTCGGCTCTATCGGCGTGAAAGAGCTCACCGAAACGATGGCGGTCACGAAGAAGACCGACGCCGTATTCAAGAGCATGGGGTCAACCGTGAAGGTGACGCGCTCCGATTTCGACACGATGGTGTCAAGCCTCAGCGAGTACAGCGCTATTGAGGGCGACATAGTGCAGGGAAACGCCAACATTGCATTGAGCTTCAAGGCTCTGGCGTCGAATCCGCAACTATTTAAAGACACCATGAAGGCCGCGGTTGATATGAGCGCGGCACTCGGCATGGACACCCAAACGGCAGTCATACAGCTTGGTAAGGCTATGCAGAATGGCGCGAAGGGCGCCGGAGCGCTCGCCAAGAACGGAACGTTGGCGAAGGACGATATTGAGAAGCTGCAAGCTATGGCGAAAGCTGGCGTTCCTATGTGGAAACAGCAAGCCTTCATCCTCGACGCCGTGAATAAGCAGTACGCCGGGCAGGGCAAGAACGTCGATCCAATCAAGGCGATCACGCTCGCCATCAAGGATACCGCCGAAGCGATGGCGGTTCTATTGCTGCCCGCAATCCTCAGCATCTCGATAAAGATGCAAGACCTATCTCATTGGGTGCAAGGATTGAGCGCCGGAAAGAAGAAGCTACTCGGGATCGTGCTGCTACTGGCTGCTGCGCTCGGTCCGTTGATGATGATTGTTGGGCAGATGGCATTCGCGTGGGCTGCGTTGATGCCGGTCCTTGCTGCGGTTGCGGTGGCGCTCGGTACGACCGTGGGCGTGGTGCTTGCAGTCGTTGCTGGCGTCGGCATCCTTGTCGCTGCCCTAGTGGCCGCATACATGAAAAGTGAGACGTTCCGCGACGTAGTAAATAGTGCATTCAACGCCGTGTACCAAACCGTTTCCCAGGTTCTCGCTTCGCTGCAAGAAACGATCATGGTATGGGTTGGTTGGGCTCAAGCATTCTGGTCGGCTCACGGCGAGCAAATCAAAGGATTGCTCAGTGGAATCTGGAAGGCAATTGGCGGGATCGTTACCGCTGGACTCGCGGTCATCAAAAACATTGTTCTGCTAACGCTTGCACTGCTGCGCGGTGATTGGAGTGCAGCTTGGGCCGCTATCAAGAATGGTGCAAGCGCGGCCTGGAAGCTGATCAAGGCTGAACTAGCTTTATTGTGGGAAGCCATTAAGCTGCAAGCGAAGCTCTCCGCGGTTGGTGTTGTCCTTGCCATTGTTGGTGCGATTGATGATATCCCCGGCAAGCTCAAGGCTGTATGGAGCGGCGTAGGCTCTGCCTTGTCTACCGCGTGGGCTTCCATCAAGGGAACTGCTGCGAGCGCTGCTGGAAGCGTTACGTCTGCAATCGTGGACAAGCTCAACGACCTGCCCGGCAAGATGGCATCTATTGGCGCGTCGGCTGGTAGCGCGTTGGCTAGTGCTTTGAAAAGCGCGATCAATGCGGTTCTCGGAAAGATCAAGGGAATCAGCCTGCCAAGCGTCAAGGTCGCCGGGAAAACCATTGGTGGCGGTACTCCATTCTCGGGGATTCCACTGCTCGCACGGGGCGGCATCACTGACGGCCTCTCATTCGCTGGCGAGGAGGGTCCGGAAGCTGTGATTCCGTTGGGACGAACGCTTCGAGCTCGCATGGATCGGGCGCGCGTCATGCAGGAATCCGGGCTGACAGTCGGCGGCGCCACCACTATCAATGTTCATGTTGCATCGGATGACCCGGAGGCTGTCGTTCAGCGAATCCGTAGCGCGTTCGGTAGCCAGCGGGTTCGTATGGGAGGCGCGTTGTAATGCCTGGGTATCAACCACGCAATGAAACTGATCCAGTCTGGTTCAACGGGAACCAAGTCAATAGCCTGACCGCGCTCACCGCGGCGGGTGGTGTTGGTGTTCACATCACCGCTGTATATGGGTGGGATGATCGGCCTGATGTGCGGGACGTGCGCGAGAACCGCTCAGGGCAGGATGGGGAGTACGCCGACAATCTGTATCTCGGTGGGCGTACTATCACGATTGAGGGCACGGTACAGGGCTCAACATGGGCGAACCTGCAAGTCCGTAAGCGAGCCCTTGCGGCGATCTTCAACCCGTCCAGCACCGAAGCCTTGCTGAAGATCCCCGACCCCGCTACAGCTTCCCCAACTGCGGTATACGCCGAGACGGGCATGACCGGGTATGAACGTTGTTATTGCCGTGTTATTGAGGCTATCCAGTTTGGCGAGATGCTGGACCCCAGCAGCATGAGCTTTCAAGTGATCCTGCGGGCGAGTGATCCACGGATCTATTCGGATGTTGTGACGTCTACAGACTCGGGCACCACGGGCACCGCCTCGCGTACCGTGACCGTAGACCAGACCGGCACGTACGACACTCCACCAGACCTGACCGTCACCGGCCCTACGGCCTCCACGTTTTCGGTAAGTGAGCCAAGCAGCGGACTCAACCTGTCATTTACCGGGCTGACCGTTGCATCAACTGAAACGCTGGCCATCAATACGCTGGACCGCACAATCAACTACACCAGCACCTACGAAGGCGCCCACCTAATCAGGAACAACATTGTGGCGCTATGGATGCTGGACGAAGCTGCCGGAACCACGGCCGACAACAAAGAGGGCACCGCAGCCTACGACGGCACCTACACGGGCGGCTACACGCTCGACCAATCAGGCCCATACACAGGCGTCTCCTCAGTAGACCTAAACGGGTCAACCGGGTACGTGAGTGTTCCCTATAACGCTGCGCTGTTTCCGGCTGGCGCGATCACGTTCGAGGGATGGTTCAAGCTCGATACCCTTGCTGCCACAATGTGCTTAGTTGATGGCATTACGTCGAACCTTGGTTGGCGCATTGAGATCAACACGAGCGGCAAGTTCGTACTGACGGTTGGCAACGGATCAACCACCGCCAACAAGACTGTCACGTATTTCACTGAATACGCCACTCCTGTTTCGACGGGCAACTGGTACCACCTGCAGGTAAGCATGTTCCCTGGTGCCGCCCAATCGGGCTACATATACCTGAACGGCGATTCAATCGGAACTATGGGCGCAGCCCTCATTGACTACTCGCCAGCTACAAGTGGCGGCTTCCGCTTTGGGACTCGACTCGACGGCAGCAACGATCTGGACGGAAAGATTGCAGCATTCGCAATCTACGACACCATCTATAACGGCTCCTACTATCAGGCCGCCGATGGGGCTACGGTTAGTGCGTACAACGTACTCGACGCAACGACCGCACAGTGGGCTCCGCTCGGGACCGCTTCGAGCGTCTACACGCTTGCGTCCTCGGGCCTGAATACGGGCAGCAAGCTAAACGTCTCCTATCGGGATGCGCGGCTGTAATGGCTCAGTGGCAGTGGATTACGCAAGCTAGGAACGGTTCGCAGATTGCGGACGTGACCGCCTTGCGGGATCGAAAACTGACCTTCCAGCTAAACCGCCCGGGCATGGTTTCCGCCTCGCTACGAGTGGATGATCCGCGGGCACGGCGCGACACCCTCGGTGGACTACAATCCGGCGTGCATGAACTCCTTGTATACCGTGATGGCGTAGCGCAGGAGACTGTTTTTCAGCTCACCAAAGCTGATGTGAATGCAAGCACTGATTCGATGCGGATTAACTTTGAGTGGCAAGGCATCGCCAGCTACCTGCAAGACGCACTGATTTATCCCCAGGCGTCTGCTTATTCGTCTACGACTTTGCCGTGGACGTGGATTAATACGTTCCAGGCGCGGACGGGCGGTAGTTACGGCCTGACAAGAGGCATCGTTACCGGCACGGCGCCGACGCGTACAAAGACAGTGCAGCAAGAGGCTGAACTGCTTGCCACGATTACCGAGCTCTCAGAGTCTGGCGCTGGTTTTGATTACGCAATCAATGCGTCCCGTGAGTATGTCGAATGGCACACCCAGCGCGGCGATGATAACGGCATCGTTCTTGAGTATGGCGTGAACGTAGCAGACTTCTCCTACTCGGAGTCTACGGGCCCGGGTGAGATCGTGAACGCGGTATTCGTGGTTGGACCGCCGGGAACCGGAGTTGCTACCGCCACGAACTCCCCGAGCCGGACAACGTATGGGCGCCGGGAAGCCGCCACAACATTCTTCGCAGACTTCGACGGCGCAGGTATCACCACGGGGCAACTACAGGCCCACGCTGATGCTGCGATTCGGGAACGCATAAATCCGATCATCATCCCCCAAGTGCGGCTGATCTCGACACACCAAAGTATCCCCTGGGGATCGTACTGGCTCGGAGACACAATCACATTCCGCGCCACCATTGGCGAGTACCAAACCATCAACCAGCAATACCGCATCATTCAGATAGATGTGGACCTAGACGACAACGATAACGAGACAATCACCCTGGGATTGAATGCGGCATGAGTAACCCCCAGTTCCCTGACCCGTTTGGAGTACGCGAACCGCTTCGACCAGGCGCTGCGGCGTCTAAGTCTGGCCTCGATGTTGAGGGCCGCGTTGCTGCACTTGAGCAAGCGCTAGGCTCGTATCGCACCAATACTCCAACATGCCGCGTAACAAACTCTGGCACGCAAGCAACCACCTCGGGCGCTGACAAGACATGCTTATTCGACTCTGAGGCATTCGACGTTGGCGGGATCCATTCTACGAGCTCCAACACGGATCGGCTTACCGCGCCGGTTCCAGGCGTGTATCGAATCTTTGCGTTCGTGGAGTTCCCCGCCAGCGCAACCGGCGACCGTATCGCCGCGATATTGCTCAGCGGAACTACAGCCATTGCTGGGGATAGTCGCCGCGCAACCTCAGCCGGTGTAACGCGCTGCACCACCGAGACGGATTACAAGATGGCTGCCGATGATTGGGTGCGACTCGTCATCAATCAGACAAGTGGAGGCGCCCTGAACGCCACGGCTATCTTTGGCATGACGCTGGTGGCGACGGGCTAGTCACTAGCTATTTTCGGCGGTCGCGTCCTCATGTATGAGCACTCGCGCGTATGCCACCCTCTCTGGAATGTGTATTGCTGGCGCTGTTGCGTTAGCGATCCTGGATAAGGACGCGGCCCAAGTTGCTGCGTTGCTAGGGCTTGCGGGTACGCTCGCTGGACGAGGCAAGGGCTCAGATGCCTAGCCGATTCACGGTTGAGGCGCGGCCGCGTAAGAGCCACAAGAAGTGGAAGCGTTACGCACGGCATGAACGCACGGGCAAGTTCCAGCCCTACGGCTCTGCGTACTGGGTTCTCCGCAAGAAGAAGTTCAGCGGCGTATTCAGCGAAGCTCAAGCGGATTCGTTCAGTCGCTGGGCGCATGCTCGCGGGCTAGAGGTCCGTATCAAGCTCACGCGCTCAGGACAACGCGAACGCGGCGTTGAGTGGCAGAACTGGGCCGTTGAGAACGAGCGCGCGATCCACTACAGCCAGAAGCAGTCTGAGCGGATGAACCTCGACCGCATGGTGGGAAAGAAGCTCCCACTGGCTGAGGATTGCAGCTCAACAACTATCGGCTGCCATAAGTACGCGGGCGCTCCCGACCCAACGGGCAACGGCTACAACCCGAGCGCTGTCAATTTCACCGGGACTCTACTCACTGGCAGCAAGCCCATCTCGTTTGCTGACCTCAAGCCCATGAGCCAGGTCATCTACGGGCCGGGTAGCGGCAACCACGTTTGCATGGTCAACGAGATTCGGCCAGACGGTAATCACATCTTGTTTAGCCACGGTCAAGAACGCGGCCCAATCCTGATTTCAATGCGGGACGAAGCAGCATTCCAGCCAGGTCCTGTTCGATACCGGGATGCAATCGGATGACGCCGCGGGACGTAGACGAGATTCTGCACGCGCTCGGCGAGATGACAGAGCGCCTAGCCCGTATGGAAGAACGCCTCGACGGCAGCATGAGCCACGAGGAACGCATCCGCAAGGTTGAGCAGCGTTGGGCAATGCTTTCGGGCATCGTGGTTTTTCTCACGATTGAGCTACAAGCCTTGGGAATCATTATTGCGGCGGTGCGGTTATGACTCGCTACCCAGCAGATGCAACGCCGATCACCGTGCAAGAGGGGGCCCCATTTACCGCAACGGTAACAGTCCCGCTGCCGGGTGCATCTGGATCGTACACCGGCCTGTTCCGTATCGCGTACCAGGGAGAACTGATTCTCTCCACTACGCCCACGGTGACCACCGGCACCGATGAGGTAACGGTAACGCTCGCGCTCACCGCCTCACAAACAGCAGCGCTGGAGCAACCAGGTTATGACCACAACCTACGGATCCTGCAATCAGACGTAGTAGTCGCGCAAGCCTTCCAAGGCTCACTGATTGTGAAGCAGGACATTGTCAGTGGTTGATGTAGCGGTCACTACTAGCGCGTCAGTGGTAGACGTATCCGCCTCGGATAGCGTGGAAGTCGCTACCGCTCAGAACGTGGTTGAGGTATCCGGAAACTCGTTCGTGGTGGTTCCCGAACTGACCACGCAAGTTGTGGACGTCACCAGTGTTGACCTCACCGTCACCGCGCAGACCACCACCAGCATTGTTGAGATGCAGCCCACCGGAGCGCCGGGGCAATCAGCGGAGGATCTTATGCCGTACGCCGAGCGCGTGGATTTCGTTGGATCAACCACCATCTACAAAGGGTGGGCAGATGTCGGCGCTGATGAATCTGACGCGGTATGGCGCATCCAGAAGATTACCCTCAATGGTGATGACACGACAAAGATTTGGGCCGAAGGGTCCGCATCCTTCAATCAAGTGTGGGACGACCGCCTCACGCTGACATACAGCTAGGAGCAAGCCGTGAGTATCAGCAACGCAACAGAGATTGATCTTCTCGACTACATCTTCCAAGGGGTAGCGCTCCCCTGGGCGTCAGCTACCGAGCTAGATATCCACTTGCATGTTGGCGATCCTGGCGAGGCTGGCACAATCGCCACGAGCCCTGCGACGTACACCAGCTATGTACCTGTGACGGTAGATCGAAACTCTACGGACTGGGACCGATCTGGTAGCACGATCAGCAACGCCATCCTCATTCAGTTCCCAACCGCAACGGGTGGCACGAACACAATCAGCCACGTATCTGTCACCGCTCAGGGTAGTTCACAGATCCTATTCAGTGGCGCGCTATCTTCGAGCCTGTCGGTGGCCAATGGCATTCAGCCACAGTTCGCTATCGGCGCGCTTACGATCACGCTGGACTAGGAGTGGCGGGATTCGCTAACACGCTGGAACTGGTGGATGCACTGACCGAGGATGGTCAGTCGTGGATTGGTTCATTCCGTAAGGTGCCATCACAGGCTACTACGGCGGGCGTGTGGGCTGATTTAAGTATGGCGGCTGGTAAGCCTGCGCCCCAGTATTACGCGGCCGCGCCACTTGAGGCAGCAGTACTGGATGGTTCACGCGGGATGGATCACGGGCCGGATGTCGCGCCTGCGCGTAAGTTCCTCGCGTCGTCACTCGTGATGGGCGCACACGCGAACGTGAATACCGCAACGTCATTCATGTTCGCGGACCTGCTGCTGTATTACCCATTCATTGATACAGATTCACTGGATCAGCAAGACCTTGTGCAGACCGAATCGTTGCCACGCTACACCGATGGCGTTGGCGTGCAGATGATGCTTGTTGCGCTCGCGCCGTACGTTGCAGGTGGGTCAATCACGATCAACTACACAAACAGCGCAGGCATAGCAGGGCGCTCGACAGGTCTGGTTAAACTCAACTCTGCTGGTGCGATTGCAAACTTGATGACGAGCGGCAGCACGACTGGTGGAGCAGGACCATTTCTGCCACTACAGTCAGGCGATACTGGCGTGCGCTCCGTGGAATCGGTGACGTGTACCGCGCCCAATGCTGGACTCGCAGCGCTCGTGCTCGTAAAGCCACTAGCCACCACGCAGCTTGCAGACGCTTCGCTGCAATCGTGCGCCGAGAAAAACCATTTGCTTGAGGGCGGACTGATGATGCCGCGTATCGAGGATGGCGCATATCTGAGCCTGCTCGCACAGACCGGCGCGAGCATCGCAACGCAGCAGATCATGGGAACAATCACAACCGTCTGGGGATAGACATGGGTTTCAGTAGCGTCGATGACATGATTAGCGAGATGACCACGGGCGGTAAAACGTGGCGTCAGGATTTCTACAAGATTACGAGCGGCACATGGGCCGCGGGTCGCTGGTACGACTTGAGCACGTTCGCAGGGTCGCCGGTAGCGAACACGTACCCCGGCACTGCGCTTGCAGCGGTAGCCCCTGACGAATCAACCGGATGGGGCCTGTATCACGGCGGCAACGTCTCCACCGATACCAAGCACCTGATGAACGTGATGGCGGTAGCAAACGCCGCAACAGGCGTGCCCGCGGTGATGATGCTTGTAGACGTGTGCCTGTACTACCCAGACATTGCTTTCAACTCCGCGACGCGGCAGACGCTCAACAATACGAACACGCTGACGCGTTACACGGACGGCGTTGGCCTACGCTCGTATGTGATGGTGGATGCTGCGACTGGCGCGACCGCACACAACCTTGATAGCGGCGCAGGTACCGGAACTGAGTACGTCGATACCAACGACGCGACGAGCGTGCATCCCGGCACAATCAGCTTCACCGCATCCGCCATTCAGGGACACATCGCGCATAGCGGCACCGCAGCGAACAATACGGGCGCGTTCCTACCGCTCGCCGCTGGTGATGTTGGCGTCAAGAAGTACAACTATTTCAAGCTGAGTGCATCATCCACAGGCGGCGCAACAGCAGGCAACCTCGTGATCTGCAAGCCACTCGCAACGCTCCCGATTACGACCCTGAACGTGGCAGCAGAGCGTGACCTAGTGAACCAGCTCGCATCAATGCCGCGAATCCGTGACGGCGCGTGCCTGAACTGGCTCGTGTTCGTCGGTGGCGCGACCGCTGCTAACACCGTGTTCCAAGGAGCAGTGGAATCCGCGTGGGGTTGATCGGTAACAGGAACGTAGTGTTTCGTGTTCCCGTGCGGAATCTCGGCGGCACGATCGCGAACTATGCTGGCGCATGGGATCGGGTGGCGAAGCGTTCGCGCACGATGAGCGAAACATTCACCGATCAGCTTATCGCCTACCCGGTCGGGTACCTTCATCCGTACGCGTTCGATATGCCACTGAAGCCGGGTGGAATCTCGACGTTCAATCAGGCGCTCGGGACTGGTGCGCTCGCCGCGTCTGGTGTTGGCGGCAAGAATGCCGAATCCGCACTCAGCGGATCTGGTTCCCTCGACGTAACTGGTCGCCTTGTTGTTGCAGCGATTGCCGCGCTCACTGGAACCGGATCTATAACGGGCACTGCGAACGCAACACTCGCAGCGGTCGCCGCACTATCAGGCGCGGGCACACTCACCGCTGGTATTGGCGCAATCGGTGGAGTCTCCGCAGTCCTCACCGGATCGGGCACGCTCACTGCCGCAAGTTATGCAACCGGAACACTTGCCGCTGACCTCCCGGGCGAGGAGGGGGCACTAACCACAACTGCTATCGCAACAGCGGTGTGGGCGGTACTGGCAACAGACCATAACGATACCGGCAGCATGGGCGAGAAAATGAATGATGCCGGATCCGCTGGCGATCCGTGGAGCACCACCGTACCGGGCGCATACGCCGAGGGCACGGCTGGCGCTTTGATGGGCAAGCTTTTGACTACTGCGAAGTTCATCGGCCTCAGCAGATAGGACGCGTGTATGTGGTACCACAATCGTGAGCAGCTGCAAGAGGCTGTCACGAAGCATGGATCTGTGGCGGCTGCGGAACGAGCGCACGGCTTAGGGCGAGGCACCCTCCAAAACTGGGCAGCGAAGCACGGACTACACTCGGGGCATAAGTTCAGCCGACAAGGCGTCGCAGAGCCCGCAGGCGCTACGCCTGAACCGCCGCCGCCTGCTGACCCGGTTGAGATTGTCGCAATGCGTCGCCGCACCGAGCGCCTAGAGGAAGAAGTCCGCAGCCTTCGCAGTCAGGTCAAAGTCTCAGCGAAGCACGCCAACCTAGTTGATGATGTGCGCGAGATCCTTGAGCCAGCCGTCGCAAGAGCGGTAGTGCCATCGTATCGCCCACCCCCACGCATCAGCCGCGCTACTGAACGCGCTGGCGTATCCCTGATCCTGCACGTATCAGACTTGCACTGGGGTGAAATCGTAGACCCCCAAACAATCCACGGTATCAACGCCTACAGCCCAGCTATTGCAGCGCTTCGACTGGAGTACGCCTGGGATACAGTCCGAAGAATCGCAGACGATTACCGGGGCGGTGTTCAAGAGATCATCTTCGCCCTCAACGGAGACACCATTGGTGGAGCCATCCATCCAGAGTCAACGGAGTATTACGCGGGCGTGGCGATCCAGACACTAGACGCTGCTGGGATTATCGCGCAGCTAGGCGCCGAAGCCTCCCAGGTTGTCAGGAAAGTACGGTTCCTGGGCACAACCGGCAACCATCCACGCAGCACACAGAAGGTGCCTACCGGGAAAGCTCGGGTCGATACGTCTTGGGAAACAGTGGTTCATGCTCACGCCGCCGCGTTGATGAAGCCTTTGAAGAATGTGAGCTACGAAACCGCTAAAGGCTACACGCTCGATACCACCATTGGACCTAGTCGGTGGGCGTTCTCGCACGGTGACGCGGCCCGTGGCGGTGGTGGACAGTTGGGCATTCCCGCGTATGGGTTGAAGAAGCAGCATGATGCCGCTCGTGAATGGTCTGTGGTGCTCGCTCAGTTGCAGGACGCAGCCGTGGGCGGCATCGTCAGGCACACTCGGTTCGGGCACTTCCATACGTACTTCGCGTGGCAGGCAGGTGCAGCAGATATCTGCCTCGCGCCATCACCGAAGGGCGCAGACCCGTACGTCCTCGATTCACTCGGGAAGTACAGCCCACCACAGCTCCTAGTGGAAGTAGTTCATCCAGAGCACGACGTCATCGGATCACACCTGATTGATCTCACGCATGTGCGCGAGGGAACGCCGCGATGGGAATGGAATCACGGCTAAAGCCTAAAGAATGGGTCTAGGGTTGGCGATAGCTGGTAGGGTCAAGAGAACTTCAGCCTGCATTCCGACGACGCAGGTTTTTTGAAGAGGGCCGCCCGGCTCAACTAACAGTCATTCGGGCGGCCCTCTTTCAATTTCCCGCAAATAGCGGATCTCTGCGGCCTAGTTTCGTTCCGCAACCGTTTCACGACCGTTTCACGCGGCAGGTGCGACCGACTCACTCCCGAAGGAACTTGTTGCACTGCGTCGTATTGGTGTTGTAGTGTCTCTGCAACGAAACGCAACAAGGGTTAGGGAATGGAACTAAGCACCGCAATCAAACGCCTTCGAGGGCTACGGAGCCAGGACGAGTTTGCTGCCGAGGTAGGCGCTCACCGGGTGACTGTGAGTCTTTGGGAAACCGGCGATTCGGCTCCATCGTTCAAGCATGCTCGCCAACTCGTCGCGCTCGGGCTCGATCCTGAACTGTTCATGCCGAAGGCGCGGCCCACTTCGGACAGCGGGGAGGCCGCATGAGCCATCTTCCCCTCATGCCCAAGCCCGGCACAGACACCTTCAAGCTCCTCGAAGCAATGCTGCACAACGCCCCGCACTATGAAGTGTGGAGTCCCAACAGCCTGCTGAACATCACCGCGCACAGCCGAGCCGCGAATCTCCGCGCCGTTGGTTGGCAGGTGGAATCTATCCGTGGTCCCAAGATCATTGGCACGCGTAAGCGTGAGTACGGGTATCGCTTGCCGGATCTCGCGCAAGTCATCCACGGCTTGAGCTTGCTGCGATTGATGAAGGACGCAGCATGAAGCCGCCTCGCATGTGCCGCATCCTAGGGCACCGCTACTACCCGGACCTTCTGCACTGCAAGCGATGCAATCACTGCCGAGGCGGTGCGCCTCTTGGCCGGATATGGGTTCGCTGCACCATCAACCCACGTACTGGCGAACACCGAGGCGTCAACCTACCGGGGATGCGTCGATGAACCTACTCATGTACGGGAGCGTATGGGGTGTTGCCTTGTTTGCGGTCACTCTGGCTGGACTCTGGTTCTGGTTGTCCGCAGTAGAGATTCGTGAAGCGCAAGCCGCCCGCGAAAACAACGAATCCCGCGTGCCTATGGAGGGCGTGCGCGGGATTCGTCAATCCAACTAACCACCCACTAGGAGGGGCTAGATGAATACGATTGTACCATCCCAGGATGCCGCGATCTTTGCGGGACCACTGCCAACGTTCGGCGCGTTCGAGCACTACGGCTGTACCGAATGCGCTCACCACGTCATCGCACCCAGCGAACTACACGACGTGGACTACTGCCCCAAGTGTGAGGGTGAACTCGTTTGGTTCAAGCGCTCATACCCCGGTGAAGCAGCATGAGCGCGATCCCATTCCAGCGCCGTCACTCACTCAGCGCAGTCGGAGAGTACTGCGACGTCTGCGGATCATCCAAAAGCGTACGGCGCTTGGACACCAAGATCGGGCCCTACTTCAAATGCTCTCACTGTATCCGTGCGGAGTCTGACCTGGATGCCGCTAACCACGCCTTACGCGTGAGCTTCACCGCCGACGAAGGACCAACCCTCGCATGACCGCCAATGAACCAGTAGATAAGAGCCAGCTATTCAAGAGCATCAGCGAAGTCATGGCCGTGGTGGATCGCATCCCCAAGAACGGCTTTAACGACTTCCACAAGTACCACTTCGCTACCGAGGCCGACGTCTCCGACGCGCTCCGCAAGGAACTGGCCAGCCGGGACGTTGCAGTCTTTGTTAGCAATCGCATTGTTGGGGTCAAGGAATGGCTCACGCCGCGAGGCAAGCCAACCCTGCTCACTAACGTGGAGTGTGAGGTCACCTTTGCGTGCGGCAAGTCGGGCGCCACGTTTTCGGTCACGGCGACGGGAACGGGCGACGATCCAAGCGACAAGGGCACCTATAAGGCCATCACCGGAGCGGTGAAGTACGCCTTGCTCAAGACCTTCCTAGTTCCTACGGGCGACGATCCCGAGAACGATCAAGTGTCCAGCGACGGTGGCGGACGCGCTATCGGCTCCGGTGCGGGAGTGCGACAGGGGCAAGGAACCAAGCGAACCGGGGGGGCCGCACCTGCCCGCCCCGGCGCTCCCGTCCCCAAGAAGGACGGCTATGTGTTCGCCTTTGGCAAACATCGTGGCGTCCACATCGAGGACGTACCAGCCGACTACCTCGTATGGCTGATGGATCAACCACCAAGCCCAACAGCTGACCCTGAGCAGCGCGAGAAGGCTCACAAGATTTACCGAACCGAACTAGACCGGAGAGACAACGATGCAGCCTGATATCCACGACTATGACGTAGAAGACCGACCCACCGAATCATTCTCAATCAAAGACGACGACGCAGCCGAGTGGGCGCTTCGCAAGATCCGCGTGGCCACTGAGCGAATCACCGCAGCGGAGAAGCAATACGAGCGTGAACTATTCCGCCTGCAAGCATGGTTAGCGGAAGCCACTAAGGCAGAGCGTGAGCGCGTGCAGTTCTTCGAGTCGCACCTATTCGACTACCACGCTCGCATCCTGGCCGAAGACCCAGCCCGTAAGACAGTGAAGCTCCCACACGGCAACCTCGTGAGCCGAGCACGATCAGATCAGTGGGACTTTGCAGACGAGTTCATTGAGTGGGCGCAGACACACGCGCCGGGGACGCTGAGAACCCCTGAGCCGGTCGTAGACAAGGCAAAGGCTAAAGCGTACCTGCAAGAGACGGGCGAGGCCGCACCGGGCGTGACAGTCACCGAGCAGGGACCATCGTTCAGCGTGAAGGTATCGAACTAGGTCACGCCTGCGGGGGCGTACAGGGGCAAGGGGAAGCAGTGAGCAGGAAGTCCAACAAATCGTACCTCAAGGTACACGCAGACACGCACGAGGACGAAGCCCTCGAGGCGGTAGCCGCTATCCACAACTCTCGAGCGCTTGCCTACTGGCTGGTCCTGATGTGTGAGTCCAAGAAGGTCCACAACACCGCCGAGGCGTGGTCTGGCCCTTGGACTTTGGTGAGCTTTGCGGCCGCCGCGTACGACGACAACACCCCTCGAAAGAAGGTGCGCCAACTCTTGGAACAGTTGGTGAGTGTTGGCTCACTAGAGCTGCGCGGTGACTTGGCCGGACGTTGGCGAGCACGACCTGTGAACTTCATGCGGATACAAGAGCGCGCTCAAGCAAGCGAGCGACAGACCAAACGGAGAGACAATATGCAGGACTTTAGTGAAGTTGGTCACGATTCTGTCACGCCGTTGTCACGCTCTGGTCACGCCACTGTCACAACTCCCTCCCGTGTGCGCGCGCAGACTGAGACTGAGACTGATTGCGTCGGGACGGATGAACCCCCAATGACCCTGCTCGAGCATCAAGCCGTGGCAGCCGCGAAGCGCCAACATGAGCTGGACGAGACATTCACTCCCGACTACGAACGAGCCGGGGGGAATCCGCTCCCAGAAGTTGCCCAATATTCCAGCGAGGTATCGGGGGAGCGGTTGGACGACAGCGTGAGCCGCCCTAATGGCGACTCCCACCATCGCCCTCAAGAGATTGGAGCGGGCGATGCTGCCTGATTGTTGGGTGAGGGTTTCTAGCGTTGGCTCGCACTCTGCGCGGCCTTGGAAAATGCGAATCACTATTCAGGAGAAGACTGCATGAATGCTGAACAACGATCCGACAAGCTCGCTGACCTGATCTGGTGGATACAGGGATGGAACGCGGCGCACGGTGATTCGCATAGTGATTTGAATGAGTCTCATATTGAGGCGTTGCGGTTGAGTCGGATTGATCTCAACAAACGTGTTTTGGGCGAGTCCGCTGCTGTGTCTCGGGACGGTGCAGCATGAAGCCGGAAGCGGTAGGGACCGAGCCCCAGACTGTGACCCAGCGAGGGGACGCTGCTGAAGACTCGGCTAAGGCGAAGCTTCGGGTGCTGTCGCTTTTCAGCGGTATCGGCGGCCTTGATCTTGGATTGGAGCGCAGCGGCATGGAAATCGTCGCGCACTCCGAGATCGACCCCTACGCCTCGAAGGTCTTGGCGAAGCACTGGCCCGACGTTCCCAACCTGGGCGACGTCACCGAGATTCAAGAGTTCCCCCAAGTGGAGGTAGTAGCCGGTGGATTCCCCTGCCAAGACATTAGCTCGAGCGGTAAGCGCTCCGGGGTTGCCGGAGCCCGTTCGGGACTCTACGGGCAGGTGGTGCGAGCCATTCGCATGGTACGACCGCGCTACGCGCTGTTGGAGAACGTGGACAACCTGCGGATCATCAACAACGGGAAGGACATGGGCCGAGTTCTCGGGGACCTGGCCGAGATCGGGCTTCATACTGAATGGGATTGCGTATCAGCGTCCGCGCTTGGCGCCCCCCATCTCCGTGAACGGATCTTCCTCGTGGCCCACGCCGACCCGATCCGACCGGACTCGTCGATCGCCGGACTGGAATCACGCGGAACGGGGGTTCGGGATCGACTTGCTGACGGCAGCGGTGACAGCGCATTGGCCGACTCCGAAAGCGAGCGACGGGGTGTTCTCTTCGCCGCGGACGAGTGGCAGGCCAGTGGAGAAGGCAACGCATCTGCAAACGATTGTGAAGCTGGTCGCGTCCGAACAATCTTCCGAACACCCCGACGCTCTGACGCGTGGGACGACGGCGAGCCCGTTGCCGGGGGCGGGAAAGTCCGTCTGGCTCCACCCAGCATTCAGCTCGTGGTTGATGGGCTTCCCGGTGCAGTGGTGGAGCCTGCCCTTGCAGGACTGGGAAACGCTGTTGCCGTCCCTGTCGCGGAGCACGTTGGACGATGCCTTGTCGCGTTTGCAGCCGAATCAGATCGGCTCGGTGCCGCGTGACTGAGCCTCTCAAGACTGCTCGTATCACCTGGGGCGTATGCGCTGGGTGTGGCAAACCATTAGACGGCAGCAAGCATGCCTGTAACCAAACTGAAAGCGAGACGAGTAATGACAGCGAGTAAGACCAGCAGCCAGGACGCTCCACCACAAAAGGACGTTGGCGCAGACTCGGACAAGGCAACGATTACGAGGGGCCAGTACCTTGCGCTGCACGGCCTCCGCCAACTCGCTATCGACCACCAGCGGCGGGCAGACGACGCAATCCGAGCTATGGCCGAGATCCTTGGCGAGCCGGACGAGGGTGGCGGCTACTTCGGACACGTGAGCGATGTGCTTGCGTACGACCCTCCAACCAGTGTGGCTGAGTTGCTGCGGAAAGTTGGGGCCAAGGTCGAGGCTCGTGGTATCGAGGCAGACCATGAGTAGCGCCCACCAGTTCGCAATCGGTGGACTGATGCGTTGCTGCGTTCAGACCATTGAGCTACGCGCACAGCAGGGGCCACCGAAGCTGTTGGAAACCATGCCGTGTTCGTGGTGCGGATCCAGCGTGGTCTACGACGTGGATCACTGGCGCTGGAACCGCGAGGCTGAGAGTGAGGTACCCCATGAGTAGGCCCGAGCTAAGTTTTCGGACGTGCCCATTCTGTAAAGGGGAAGGCGGCGGCGTTATTGCAGTCGGCCACCCAGCCGAACCGGAACCCGACTGGCAGGAGTGCCCGAAGTGCGACTTCACTGGCTGGCAGGTGTTACTGGTTGCCGATCGCTGGATCGGTCTGACTGATGCATTGAGCGAATGCCTGACCACCATTGAAGGGCTGCGCGAGTCGCGGGACAAGGCACTAGGGGATTGGGTTGATGCGTTGGATGAAGCCCAGTTCTGGCGAGGCAAGAGCGACGAGAAGTCCAAGGAACTACTCACCTATCGCATTGCCTCATCCCAGCAGGCCATAGCGTCCGAGAGCGAGCAGCGTCCTAGTGCTGGGCCTACTCCTGCCGAGCGTGAGCTTAAGGATGTCCGGTCTGCGATTGATGCGGCTGCTGATGCCGGGCGGGGTGTCTGATGACTGACCCCCAACGCGAGAATCCCATACCACTCGGAAGTCGCCACCACGTTCTCTGGGTAGACGCGGATCCGTTCCAAGACCTAATGCTAGGTCGAAAGCGGTTTGAGGTCCGGCTGAATGATCGGCTCTACCAACGTGGCGACACGCTTGAGCTTAGGTGCGATACGTGGCCGCATAGCCGGAATCTCGTAAAGGCCGTTGTTGGATATGTCCACGGTGGTCTAGGGATGGACAGGAATGGCTGGGGCTACGTCGTTCTTGGCTTAGACGAAATGGCCGCTGAGTCTGTAGATAGGAGTACCCCATGAGCTTGCCAGTACGTTGTGACCTTTGCGGGTCAGACATTTTGCCGAGCGATGACGACGGCGACATTATGGGCGGAGGCACCCCCTGGTGGGGCAACCGCTACGAGGTCCGTGGTCTGACGAAGAGGGGTTGGTTCAGGCGCGACCGGCTCGGGCCGCCCGTGGTCTACATGGACGCGCACACCGACTGCGTGAAGCACCTGTTCAGCCAGAAGGGCAAGACGCCGCCGGAGGTCTACAAGCGATGACTGATGCCTTTATAGAACCAAGCAACTCAAAACAACAAGGAGCAAACATGACTACCCCAACAACAATCACCATTGACAATCAGGTCTACGTCCGAGCCGACCACCTGCCCGCTGGACCACCCGCAGAAATGCGGATCATCGTCGCAGACCGGGGATGGGTATTCGTCGGCAATTGCACCGATGAAGAAAACGGAGCTGTAACCATCACGAACGCGAAGTGCATCCGGTATTGGGGCACCGATAACGACAAACCCGGCCTCGGCTACCTCGCATTGAATGGTCCAACCAGTAAGACAAAGCTAGACCAGAGCGGCACCGTCCGCATCCCTAAGCACGCGCTTGTCGCATCGTTCGATGTAAAGGACGCGTCAGCATGGCTGTAACCTCACAACGATTCGGGAACGGGAACGGGAACGGGTACGGGTACGGGTACGGGTACGGGGACGGGTACGGGAACGGGGACGGGTACGGGGACGGGTACGGGAACGGGAACGGGGACGGGAACGGGTACGGGAACGGGAACGGGTACGGGTACGGGAACGGGAACGGGTACGGATTCGGGAACGGGGACGGGAACGGGAACGGGAACGGGTACGGGAACGGGGACGGGGACGGGAACGGGAACGGGTACGGGAACGGGGACGGGTACGGGAACGGGAATCCGTTTTTGGTGGTGGCGGCATGACGTGGATAACCATGCCTGACGCCATCGAGGAATGGGAGGCGAACACGAAGATCATCGGCCCAACGTATCTCGCGCTTTGCGAGGCATGTGATTACCAGTCAATGCGCCCGACGGAGTTCGATGCAAAGCAAGCAGCAGAGGATCATTGGAGAATCGACCACTACCACGGAGCAGACGCATGAACCCCATTCCACTACCTGAACCAACTGGCCTCGGCCCTCATTCTGGCGACCCGTATCACTGTAGTAATGACCACCCTGACTGCCGTATCTGCCACGAGTGCATTGCACACGAGGCTGTAGGCGAGAACATCGTGCGGATTGATGTTGTATTCGACGGCCCGCCCTCGCATGAGTCTGGGCGATTCGTTGAAGTCGAGAACATCCACGGAGCAAGCGTGAGCCACGGCGAATGGATTGACCGTGGCAACGGACTTTGGGCGCTACGATTCTGGGCGCTCCGAAAGGAAGAGTCATGAGTGAGCAATGCCCACTAGACACAGACGGCGACGGCAACTGTCCGAAGCACCCTCTCGGTTGTGTTTGCTCAGGCTGTGGCTCACCGCCGAACCCATTGGGAGGGTTCTCATACATCTGCGGCAGGGACTTCGTTCAATACGCCAAGACGGACTCGCCTTGCTGCAACCTGATTCGGGAACTACGTAGCGAACTAGCCGACGCGAGGAAGCGGGCCGATCAGCCCAACATTGTTGGAGCCGCCCCAAGGAGCAGGCCCCTGAGCCCAGGGCAGAAGCTTCTCGTCGATGACGCCGTGAGCACGATTAAGGAAGCCTTGGACGACGAGCCAGCGGCCGGAACCTCTATCAAGATCAACCTCCCACAAGCGGCCATACCGGCGCTTGAAGACCTACTGAGGCAAGAGCGGGATGCGGAGCGTGACCGCGCGGCAGACTGGCTAGAGGCTCACGAGTTCGATCTGGAGATTCACCAAGCGCCTAAGTCCCTGCGGGCCAACGAGCATAGGACGCCTAACCCGGCCGAGCATAGGAGCGAGCCCAATGTCTGAACCGATTCTGGAATGGATTCTGTACTGCCCAATCCACGGCAGGGTAACGAGCATTGTGACGGCCAGCGAGATCCCGGGTTGCTGCCACCGTCACGCTCAGGCTGGCTGCCGCAAGGAACTGGTAGCGCACCCGGTCAGGCCAGGGGAGCCGATTTCCGAGCATAGGAGCGAAGCATGAGCGTTCTCGATGCTGTCCTACTGATTATCGCGGCGTTCATCCAGGGCATCGGCGCAGGGCTACTCATTGCCCGCAAGGCACTCATGCACGGGGGCAGTAGATGAAAGCCCTCACTGTAGAAGAGGCAGCCAAGGTACTGAATCTGAGCCCCGCTCACGTCCGCAGACACTACGAGGCCCTACACGGCATTCGGGTGGGTGCTACGTATCGCTTCCCGCATGATGTGTACCGTCGGGTGTTCGGAGTCGCTACGCTTACGCGGTGCGAGCCCCCTCAGTCAGCGTCTATCCCCGACCCAATGGAACATTCAGCGTCCGATGGCGAGAGGGCGGCAAGCACAAGGAAGAACGCGGCTACCCGACCGAGGACGAAGCCCTTGCCCGCAAGCTCGAAATCAGTCGACAGCTTCGCGACCCGTTTTCCCGAGGAAGCCGCCAAGCTCTCACAATCCGCGAGCTAGCAGGGACTCAAACTCGGCAGCGTTCAACCGTCGTCCTCAGATGACGGGTACGCTTGTAGACTCGCGGCAACAGACTTGGCAATGTGCCACGCAAGTACCGGAGGCACCGCGTTACCAACCTGACGTTCAGTTTCCCGAAGCTTTGATTCAAAAATAAAGTCATCCGGGAACGACTGGAAGCGAGCAGCCTCTCGCATGGAGATACGGCGAGGTTGCTCGTAGTGAAACTGAATGTTTCCGTGACACTCGGCTCGAATGGTGTAGCCGGGGCGGTCTGCCAGCAAGTGTCGGTTCCCTTGCTCTCCACTAACTAACGCTGCGCTCCAGACATGATTGAACTCCTCGTTTCGCTCAAGCGTTGCGAGGTCACTAATAGCTTTTCGTGCGCTAATCCATTGGTCTTTAGAATGGGTCGGTACTGGCGGTTGAAATTCAGGAACATCTGCGCGGCGGCCAACAATAATGACACGCTCTCGCGTCTGCGGAACGCCAAAGTCGGCCGCCATGTAGAGCTTGTAGGTAACGTCATATCCAAGAGCACGAAAGTCTCTCAACACTTGGTCAAGAGATGCCTTGTTATGCCTCATCAACAAGCCCTTGACGTTCTCAGCAACAAACATTTTCGGATTGATGGTTTCAACGGCCTGAACCATTGCCCGATACAGTCCGCTTCTGTTTCCCGCGACTCCTGCGCCTTTGCCATTCACAGAGATGTCTTGACAAGGAAAGCCGCCAATCACGACATCCGCATCAAGTGGCATTTCATTCATCTGTTCCCAGATGTCTCCGTGAACAACGTGCTCGCCAAGATTGCGCCGATACGTCCGACAAGCGGCTTCGTTAATTTCATTTGCCCAAATAACCTCAAAGGGAAGACGTCGATAGTTCTTTCCCAAGAACGAGAAGTCGCCCCGGAATCCGAGGTCCATTCCGCCACAACCTGCGAACAATGAGACCACACGAATCGGCACCGCTTTTGCCTTCGGTGCCCTCTTGGCATCGGCTCGGTTAGTCAATCGCTTGGGGGTTCGAACAGAGGTAGTCATGGGTTTCCTTAGGGCACAGAACGCAGTTGGATGCCGGATGTCTCCACAGAGCAGTGGCATCCGTAACCGACCGAGTTGATTGGCATACTATTTTCGCAGGCGGACGCATATCCACGCGAGACGATTGCGCTCCGATGGCCGCCTAGTCGTCGGCCGATGGGCAACGATTCATGTTTTTGCCCTTTTTGCAGGGTGATTCCAAACCAAGAAGACAAGAGGGCATTGCTCCAGTCAACCGTGCGGAACATGCTGGTCGTACTCAGCAGCGTCTATCAATACGCGATCAGTGATACCGACGCGATCATTGAGGCCGCCACCAGGCGTATCGAGAACGCGTAGCGCCTGCCCGCGCTCTGCCCGCGCTTTGTAGCTCAATCAACGTGTTTTCGTATGCAGGGACTGCGTCATGCGCGACGAATATGCTGCATAGAATGACGAATACAAAACTTCCAAGCTCGATACGAGAGCGCTCCCCGTTGCTGTGGATGGTTCTACTGACCCTCTTGCTCCTGTTCCTGTTCTCCCCCTCCCCGGGGCGCGCTGAGGCTGGACGTACCTCAGCACGCCCCGTAGTTTCCACACCCGCTGAACTGAGCTACTACGGCCCGGGATTCTTGGGCCAACGCACCAGCTGTGGCAAGACCCTGCGTCCGGGTTCGCTGTGGGTTGCTGCCCTGAAACCGCATCTCGCGCAGTGTGGCGCGAAGCTCACGCTGTACTACCGAGGTAAGCGGTATCACGTTCGGGTTGAGGACCGGGGCGCGTGGCGTGCGGATAGTCGGGCTTTGGATGCTGCTCCCGGATTGCGTCGTCGTATGGGTTTTCACTCACTCGCACAAATCCGCTACACCCGAGGATGGGCCCCCGCATGATCGAAGACGTTCTCAGGATAGCTCTGGCTATCACGCTCTGTATTGGTGGCCTGTTTCTGCTTGATCCAGATGTTCCTTTGCATCGAGTGTGGCTTGGCACCACTCTCATTACGGTTGCTGGTCAGCTGAGTTGGGTGGCGACGTCATGAATGGTAAGTCTCCCGCAAGCACCCCCAGCGACCTTCCCAATGGTAACGAGTGCTGGCTAGATATCAGTCTGAATGACTTTGGGATTGGCTACTTGATCAGCGCCGAGTCTCAACTCGCTGGCCGCCACAATCGACTGCGGCGGTGGTTCTGGCGAGCTGAATCTGCTCTTACGTTCTGCAACGTTCTTCATATCAACTATCGGGCAGGGCTGAATGAGATACGGACTTGCGACGGCTCGGAGTGCTCGGGCAGTCCGTGCAACTGTCCGGCGTCGGTTCGGGCTGCGGCTACAGGTAACCGCGCATGAGCAGCGGAACGCGAAAGCTTGAAATCAGTTGGAGCGTTGAGCCCGGCCCGCGGGCCAACATCGGAGACACCTGTTTCCGCTGGACGTTTGAGGCAGTCGATCAAGACAGCGCCTTCCTAGCCGAGTTCACCGGATATTCGGGGAGCTGCCGATCCGGCGTCCGTAAGTGCAAGCGGCACGCCAGGAAGGTCAAGCGGCAGTGGAGGAAACTGTCGTGAGGCTGGGCAATCAGGCAGATGCAGACGCTCGCGCAGCGCATGAAGCAGAGCGTCAGGCAGAGCGGAAAGCTAGGACAAAGCGTAACGCGATCAAACGCAAACGCTCCAAACCACGCCCCGCACTACCGCCCGAGGTCTACGCCGCCAAAGTCGAGGGCCGTACCTGCCGGATCTGTACCAGCACGAACGTGGAAGCTCACCACCTAGTGGAGCGTAAGCACTTCCCGCACGATGACGTGACGCAGAATCACCCCGACAACATTGCCCCGTACTGTGTTGAGCATCACGCTGGGCACACGAGCAGGATGCACCCGTTGCCGTGGTCTAGCTTGAATGAGTCTGAGCGGCGTTTCGTGTTGCATCACAAGGGCGAGCGGTGGGCTGGTAAGAACTATGCCTGAGTTCACCATTGCGGTTCCCGTGTTGTATCCGAAGCCCGAGAAGCTGCATTGGGCGAAGCTCGCACGACTCAAGAAGGCCGCTGAGACAGAGCTTTGGTACTCGTTCGTGCAGACGGGTCTTGTGAGGGCCAAGCCCGGCGAGCGCAGGTCGGTGCGGATCACTCGCAACCATCCCGGCGTAGCAATGGACCGGGACAACCTCTGGGCCACGGCCAAGGTTCCCTTAGATGCCTTGGTACGCGTTGGCTTGTTAGTGGATGACTCGCCCGCGTATTGCGCCCTAGAGATGTTCGACGCGCCGGGGGCTTCCCTGTCAGAAACCCTTATCACCATCGGAGTAGCAGCATGAATCGCGAAGAGCTTATGGCCAAGCACATGGACGCGCTCAGTAATGCTATGGACCCGCGCTGCGATAAGTGCCCGAATGTTGGCAAGCCTTGCGTTACCGTGTGTCCGCCCGATGCTGATTTCTCGCAGAACGCTGGGCGCCCGGTCCCCGAGGCAGAGCCCGTAGAGGACTCGCGTCCTGAACTATCAGGCGACCCTTGCGACCATCGACTCGGCAAGACAATGGATTGCGGGTTGTGTTTCCCTGTTTCCGGTAGGCAGTCAGCTATTCAACGTGGTGCTGGGGTGTCGGATACACCCGTGCTGCCTACCGGGATAGCTTCAAGTACCAAACCGCTGAGAAGCTCGTTCGCGTTCGGGCCGCTACCAGATGGAGTTGATAAGCGCAGGATCGAAGTTACCACGCTGCTCGGGAAGGACACATTGTGGTGGGAGTTCGGGCCCGACGGGGATTGCATCGGGACGAGCGAAGGCGCCGGAGAACCGCCAACAGGAATGGTCAAAGAAGACCGGGTAACGTGGCTTGAGTTCAGTGAAACGAAACTCTACGTTCAGTCGGTCAACATTCGCGACTACGGCGACTTTGATTATCAGGACGAACCAACAAGCGCAGAGCGCCTAGCCGAGATAGAGCACTCCACGGGACTAGCCCATACCGCCCTGAAAGAGTTCCTGACGGGTAACGCGCACCGCATCAGCGCAGCAATGGTCCGCAGAGTCCTCACGGTAGGCGCTGAGTACGACAACCGCAGCTATGACCTAGACCGGGAAGAGCTCCGCGCAGAGATCGTTGAGGAACTAGCGGATGCCTTGTTCTACGTCTTGCTTTCGATCACGCATAAAGAGCGAAACGCGGAGCGGATGACCGACGCCGAGGCTGACGAACTTCGCGCGAAGTGGAAGCGTGAGTACGGTGCGCAATGACCGCCCTGATCGTCCTGCGCCTACTGCTCGCCCGATGGGTCATTACCTGCCGTGGAAGCAGCCTTGTGAGCGGGATCGTATCCAGCAGTCTCCCAAGGGTCGCCGTTGTGCGTGCGGGACGAAGCTATCTATCTACAACCATGACAACGCCTGTAGTGCGTGTGAGGGGAAGTAATGGCTAAGGCATTCGCTTGTGATCGTTGCTCAAGGTATGAGGACGACGAGCCAGTAGCAGGGGTAACGATTACCACGCCAACACCAGCCGCGCAGGTGAGTGGAAGCAGTCAGCGCAAGCAGCGTGAGTGGGAGATGTGCTCGCAGTGCCTAGCGTTGCTCCAAGACTTTCTCAGCGTCCGCACCACCGACCCTAAGCCCGAGTTCGGAAAGAAAGGCGCAGGCCAATGAGCGGGATGCCAGAAACAAGATTAAGGATCCCGACGCCGCGCATGTTGTGCCTGTACATCTGGTGCAAGCTCAGGGGCAATTGGGGCGCGTGGAACTCGCGCGAATACCCGTACACACAAGGCGTGTTTCGCGTTCTGTATCTGGACGGTGAACCGTGGACCCCGCGGCGGCACCTTGGCCAGATACTTGATGAGTTGAGCGGAGAGTCCAATGCCTGATCCCAAGCCTGACGAACTCCCAGACCCTAACGAGCCCGACGAGATTAGCCTAGAGATGGCCAAACGCGAGTTCGAGATACAACAGGCCGCACACGCAGGGCAACGCGCCTCAGCATTCTGGCTCGCACTCACAATGGCCGGAGCAGACGAGGACACGGCCGCAACGCTCACCGCCGTATGGATCGAGACGAAGCTATGACCGACGCTCCCTTCACTCCATTACAGCGGGAAGTCCTCAAGGGCTACCTGCCAACCCTCACACGGATGCACGCCGAGAGCCGCTACGACTTCCTGCACTTCACCATCCACGGCGAAGCAGTCCTAGACCGCTCAATCGAACCCGAACCGAAGCCAGTGCCGTTGTGGCCGGGCACGGTCGCATTCTGCTGCGTTGTATTGGGCGCGTGCTACATCATCGGAAAGGTGTTCTCGTGAACACGCTCCTGATGATCATGAATCCCCGAGCCATCCCAGAATGCATCGACGCATTCCGACTCCTACGCGGCATAGACAAAGCCTGGATGAGCTACTACACCGAAGCCGAGCTCGTGCCCGTCATCGCAGACCTCATAGCCAACACCGACTACCACCGCTACCTGCTTTGCTCAGACGACACCATCCCAACCCAAACCGCGTTAGACGCAATCCTCACGCTGCACGACAAGCACCCCGAAGCAGTCACAACCGGATGGGTGAACATAGATAGCGAGTGTGGACTATCCACCATCAACCCCGCACCACTGGCGGGAACCCGGCCCAGCCGATCTGCGTATAGCTTCCTGCCAATCGAGGACGTGCCACCCGGCCAGATCAGAACGTACTTCCACGGATACGCCCTGACCTGCATGAGCCGAGAACTCTGGCAACGCTATCCCTACAACGTCTTCAACCCACTCGACGGCGGCTGCGCGTCCGACTATCACCAATGCCTACAACTCCAAGCCTCAGACATTCCGATCTACACCAACCCAGCCTGCCGCTTCGAGCACGTCAAAGAGATCCGCGACACCCGCGACCAGGGCGCAGGCAAGCAACTCCTGCTCGGACATAGAGCGCCGGTAACTACCTTGGAATACACATGGCAGACAGGTACGGCACAATGAGGGATACCCCCTCAACAAAGCGAAGGGGATACATTGGAACTCGCGGACAAGCTCCACGACCTAGTAGTCGAAGCACTCAACAACTGCAACGACAAACAACGAGGAATGTACGAACTCGTCCACGGCGTAACCATCGAAGGCGCCACCAAAGGCACCAGCGTATGCGAAGCCGCCCGCACCCTGAACCTCGTAGAAGGCTCAGCCCGCTTCCACCTCGAACGCGCCGAACGCTCAGTCTGGAAACACATCAGCCTGTACTACATCCGGCAAGAACAACTACGCAACCGCACCGAAGTCCTATTCGGAACCAACACCCACGCGGCCCGCGTCTCCTTCTACCGAGAAGAAGAAGTACCACGCAGCGAACGCTTCCACCTCGGCACAGGCAGCCAAGCCATGATCACCGCCGATAAGAACAACGGACGCGGCAGCAGCACCATCGACATACACCAACGATACGCCACACCCCACACGCCACACACCCCCAACGAACTACTCAAGCGAGTATGGGGATGATCGAACGCCCACACCGCAACTGCATCCACCCAGGTTGTCGACTCGAGTCACACCCCCAACACCCACGCTGCCCCACACACCACACCGCATACACCGAAGCGAAGTGGATGACACCAACCAAGAAGACCAAGGTGTACCACTCCAAGGAGTACCACCGCGAACGAGCAGCAGTCATGCGCGACCGAGGCAGCTGCCACCTATCCCACCTCACCGGATGCAACGGCACCATGCACTACCACTCAACCAGACCACCATCACACGCACGCAACGACTGCGCCGTGCTATGCCAACGGCATCACATGCAACTCGAACGACAAGGCAAGGGGGGTGCCCTCGCGCAAGAACTCGCACGAGTGATGACCATGATGGGGGTCGGCACATGAGCAAGCGTCAGCCAATCGAGATATGCATTGACTGCAACATTGGCGGCCGTGTGCGCTCCTCCTTGCGATACTGGAACAAGGTGATCCATATCCCATGCATCTATGGGTACGTGCTTGTTGCAGATATGGCATCGGCCTTGGTCGCGCTCGTAGATGTATTCCCGGTTGATGCGCTCGCCCTGCTGTCCGCGTATCGTGGCGCGGCGCTTAGCTGATCTCTCGTTAGCGGCAGCCTTGGCATGGGGCCTGGTGCGGTACTCTCGTTGGTATGCTGACCTGGGTTCTGGGTTGCGCTCCC